ATCGAATCTATTAGTTACATCTTTAGTATAAGTCCAAACGTTATCAAAGTGTTGACCTATCATCTCTATAAACAACTGATATTGTTCATTTGCTGGGTCCTCTACTAAGTATTCTGGTATAGTATTTAATAAAGCATCATTATTGTTTTCATCATATAAAGATGCTGATGATATTTGACCACCATAGTAAATAGACCCTTCGTTAAGTGAACCAAACCATTCTGCTACTTGGGTTGAACCAGTAGGATATAAAGTGTAAGGTAAAGTAGAAGTAGATTTAGGCCAAGATGCCGATGATCCACTATTAAAATATAAAAAATATTCATACCCATCAAAGTTATCTATTGTATTATCTACGATAGCCTCTAAAGTTGCTTTTGATGATGAGAATGCTATTGAACTAGTTGTTGAACCAGTTATTGAATATATGTCTTGTTCAAGTTGGTTTTGTGTTGCCTCTAATAAAGATGCTTTATAGTAAAAGTTTTTTAAACGTTCCTCTGCTGTTGAAAACTTAATAAACTGATTGTATTTAGAGTAATCAATATTGATATTAATACTCTTTTCAGCTAAAAGTGATTTTAGTTGTTGTAGTGAAGATGTAAGAGGTGTTTCAAGTATTGAACTATATGTAAAAGTATCTGATGCTACACCTACTTCGTTATTTACGTTTAGATTAAAGTTAGGACCTTTAATAAACTCAAAATCGTTATCGATTTTAACTTCTTCAACAGCGTATTCTACTTTATATGCTTGTGGTGTTGATATTTCTTCAACAACCCATAGTGTATCCTTTACCGAAAAGTTTGGTGGTAATGGTTCATATAATTTTATTAATACTGTTATTTGTTGATCTCTAGTTGTTGGAGTAACATCAATATTATTAGCAATAACTTGTTGGTTATTACCAAAGTTAAGTTGGAAATCAACAAAATATGGTCTTCTTTCTCTATATTCTTGGAAGTTAACAAATGTATTATACACTTGTTGATCATCCATCTGATTAGTTTTTAATCTAATCTCTGTTCTAGATGGTGATATTTCATCAATATAGTATCTATCCTTAATGGATGATCCTAATCTACGTCTGTATGTGTTATATACTGTATAATAGTTACCCTCTGTAAATCCTAGTTCTTTAAGATTTTTAGATGGGTTTAATACTATGTCCCCTTCTTGTACTTTATATTGTTTTAACTCATAAGTTTCATCTGGTGAAACTATTTGTTTATTATCATCGTAAACATAAAGTTCGATGTAATCAGATGATGACGAAAAGTTAGTATCAAAGGAAGAAGATGGTATTAACTGCTCATCAGCAGTTTTATACTCTTGGTATTCAAAGGTTGTAGGGTCAACCTGTATTATTGTTATATTTTCTTCCATTATTCAGTTGAGGGATTAGATAATGTAAGTATTTCTTTTTCTAATTCCAAATTATCTTCTCTAAGTACAGTTATTTCATTTCTTAATGCCTCTATTTCAGCATCTGTTTCATCAAACGAAATATACTCACCTGATGTTCTAACTAAAAAGGCATGAGAGTTATTATCACCTTCAGCGGGAATATCATAAAATAACTCGTTATAAAGGTTAAAAAAATCCTCAACTGTAACTTGTGTTTCTAAGTCATCGTTGACTGAAGGAACACTTAGTTCAGTGAATGTTGTATTAATAGTTCTTGGATAATCAAGTTTATTGAATACTTCTTTTTGAAGGTCTACTCTTTTTTCTGACATAACTATCCATTTTGAACTTTAAAGTTAAAATTATTATCTTTGTATACTATTATTTCGTTTCCTACAAACGTTTTAATCAATATTTGGTATTGACGTTCTGGTTCTAAACCATTCATATAAACTGTAAAATATGATGATTGTGGGTCCGCAGATATCTTAGTATAGTTTTCGTCAAAATCCACAACGTATTCATTAGTATCTAAATCTTTAATAGCGTAGTATGAACTAGATGGTAAAAGATAGTTTTGAGTATATGATGATGCTGTTTGGAAAGTACGAACTGGGTATTTAGGTCTACAGTTGACTCTAAATCGGTTAATACTATCCTCATAAAATACACCTGGGTTTTCATCTAACGCCATGTAAATATCTGTGTCGTCTATAACAGTTAGGGATCCAGTAGTAAAATCTGAATCATCCCACTTAACACAAAGTTCAGGTGGGTATATTGTATATGTGTCTGATGAATAAAACTTGATTTGAGGTACTATAGAAGATGAAGGTTCAAACTCTAAACTTCCAGTCCACTTAACTATGAATCCGTTATTTTCAATAGTTGTATATGGATTAATACCTTTAGATTGTGAATACCAAACATCAACTATGTCAGTTACTTTAACATCTAAATCTTTTTTAGTTCTAACATCGTATGATTGTGATGCAGATGATAAATCTATATTTGGGTTGGTTGAACCTGTATACCAAACTCCACCACCTGGTGCTGCATCTATAGATTCATAGTGTTGGTAATCAGGTAATGAACTTGAAGGCCATAGATTGTTTGAAAAATTATTATTTCGTTGTTTCCAAGTTACACCATCTGTTACTTCAGGTTTATTACCATAGTGACCAGTACCATTATCCCAATCATATGCTATTGGAAATACCTCTAACTTTGATTGTTGAGCTATACCTTGAGCTGTTGCTACATAAGATTTTAAGTGAACATCATAAGGATCGTCTTTAACTATATTATCAAAAACATAGTTAATATCATCTTGGTCAAACTTTATTAGGAAACGAGATACTGCTGATGTAGTATATCCTTCTAAAGATTCTGTATTATATGTTATTGAACTACTAACCCAAGTTTCTCCTACATCACCCCATAAGTTAGGATGGTATACTGGGTTAGATAAGTCTACTAATGGGTTTTTCCAGTTACGAGACTCATTCATAGCGTCTAACCCTGTATTCATTAAAGGGTATTCACTATACATAGTAGCGTCGTTTACCGCAAAGATTTTATATATTGCCATATTAGAATGTTACTACTCTACCACTAATATCTTTATTAAGGTTTTTTACTTCAAATATAGATGGATCGATTGAGGGGTATATTACACCACTTTGTGTAGCACCTTCAACGTCATAGCCATATTGAGAATATCCTTCAGATACACCAGCTTTGTTGGTTATTTTTACTTGTTTTACTGTCTGTACTCCTGTTACATTATCTAATAAAACATTTATATTTCTTAAAATAATAGGTTGGTTTATTTGCCATTTATCTACGTTAAAGAAATCTATTAATGTAGTTAAACAGTTACGTATTACTTCGTTGTTGTTATAGTTAGGTAATGTTATGATTTCAAAATCAACAGCTATATTTACTATGTAAGCATCTTTGATAGTGATTGAATCACCTATCATCTTATATTGATTTAGATATGTTGATAAGTTTTCTTTTAAAGCAGATGATGCTGTTCTTAGATTTTTATTTATATCATAAGATAAAGTGTAAATCTCTAACGTTGTATTTGAGTTAACATTAGTTGGTTTTTGAACATGTGCTTTAGATATATTTCCAAAGTTAGATGGCATTGATAAAGTACGTACCAAATAGTCATCTGCAGTTACATTTCGTAGCTGAGTACCGTAACTAGATATTGTATTTTGTCTTATTTCTTCTATTGAATCACCATCTGCTCCTCCAGTTGCAGCTTGAGCATTATTTACTGCTACAGAATCGAAAACATATTGAGCTAACGATGCGTTTAGTGTTGGTTGTATAAACGTCGTATTTGTAGTGTCAACGTTGGTTAACGTATTTGCAGCGACGTTAGACGTAACACCACCGCCAGTTATATATCGAACTGTTAGTGTAGTATTTGATGGTGCTATACCATAGGTATTTGTAAAAATAAAGTTTGTAGGTGAATAAGCTGTTGTAAGTTTATCTTGAGTATAAGGTAAACCTAAACCTACATTATCTGAGTTAGGTATAATCTCTTCGTCATTTGCTTCAGCGTTACCTGATCCAAACTGGATTTGGAGTGTTGTATTATCTACAAATCTAGTAGCAAAGCGTCTTTGTATTTGTTTTAGTTGTAAAATATAAGGTGTATCTTCTTGACCTTCAGAGTTATTAGGATCGTTTATATTTGTGTTTTTGATTTTATCATAAACTGAATCTTGCCCTAAAGCGCTAACTTGATACCATTCATTACCCTCAGAATCAAATACATCTAATATTTGAGCTATATTTTCTCCTTGTAAATCAACTGTTGGAAATTCTTGGTGTGTTCCAAACGAAAAAGTAGTAGATTGAATATCACCTGATGTTGCTTTACGTTTTTTATTTAATAAGTAATAAGTTGGTGTTGCACCATTTACTTGAGCTACAGTTACTAAGGTAGGATCTTGTGATGATGATACTGTAAAATCAATATTATCTTGGATAGTAAAAGTTTGACCATCTCCAGTAACTTCTGTGTTTTCAGGGAAATCAAGAGCATAAGAAAAATCAGGTAGTGATCCTGTACCTATAGTTTTAGCAGGTACTATTTGGAATATATCTAATCCTACAGTTGCTAACGATGTTACTTTAGGGGTATAACCAAACATATATGCTAAATCGAATAAGTTATTCGTTTGTCTAGCATATTGTATAAATGTTTCTTGTAGTTGGTTATCTAAATAAAAACTTAAAACATCCCCTACATAAGATGCTTGTTCCATAAACATCATACCGGGTGATGCTGGAGAAAAGTCTGTATAAGTTGTTGGGAAGTATGTTTTAGAAAAGTTTATTAACTGATTTCTAAAATCTCCAAAATCCTTATTTAAATACGATATGTCTCTTTTTACTTTTGCCATTATTGAAATGTTAACTCAACTTTATCTGTTAATCCAGTTTGAGCAATACTATATTTTAGTGATACTGTCACTGTATATTGATCAGGATTTGATGCTACTTCTAAATCATCTATAATAACGTTAGGGATATTTTCGTTTATACCTTGTTGTATAGTTTCTTCTAGACCTTCTAGGTTATCGTTTTCTATTTGTTCGAATAGAAAGTTTTTTAAACCTGCTCCAAAAGTAGGATTAGCGATTCGTTCTCCTGGGTTCGTTAATAAATAGTTAACTAAGTTGTATTTTATAGCATCCTTAGTTTGATAGGTTTGGTTAAAGACAGCCGGAGCGCTAAAGGGTAAAGCTACACCTATAGCGACTCTAGGTCGTAAATCGTTAGGAAATATTTGTCTTTCTCCGAATGCCATTATTTATTCATTATACCCATTATCTGATCCATTGATACTTCACCTTCAGGTAACTTACCATTTGGAGAAGTTGTATCAACAGGACCGTTTATTTGTAGACCTTGTCGTGGTGCTACATCTCCTGATGTAAACTGTTTTTTCATATCACCTAAAACATTCATATAGTTTTCTCTGATATTTTGTTTAACTTCTGGAGTAGCATGTTGTGCTGTTGGGGCTGAATATGATTTTTGTTCGTATACTGGTTGTTTGTTTGATTTAACTGCTTCCAGTAATATGTCCTTTAGTTCCTCTTGAATTACTTCTCTTACTACTTCTCGTAGTGTGTTTTTAAGTTCTGTTAGTTTCATATGATTATAAATATAACGTTAGTTTGGTTTTAAATCGTTTTTGTCAATAGTGAATATAAGTTCGTTTATTAGTATTTGATCGGATGAAGCAAACGATGGTTCTCCTTTAACTACCACAACACCTTGGCTATCTTTACCAACAGCATATCGACGTTTTAGGTCTTTATTAGTTTTACCTTCTTGTGTTTCTACAGCTAAAATAAATCCATTATATTCTGTTTGGATTTTTTCTCCAGCATCGGCTTCTTCTTTAGTAATATTTGTAAGTTCTTCATCTAATGTTACTTGTAAATAAGTTCCTGATAATAAATCGTTTAGATTAAAGTCTACATTAGGAGAAATACCTAATAATCGTTTTAGTTGAGCATCATTTATTTTAGAAAAATCAACATCATCTAAAGTTAAAGTACCTGGTCGAGTTGATGTATCTACATCCCCATCAAGTAAAATATTATTATCAGTAGTATTATTTTTAATCTGTTCTTCGTTTATAGCATCTATTACTGCTTGTCTTGCTTCATCTAAACACTCTCCTATTAAAATATCTACTCCACTTAATAAATCTAATACTTTAGTAAGAGCTACTACAAGTGGTATTGTTGATGGGGTTAATACACCAATAACCTTTCCAAATCTATCTAATAGTTTAGTTAGTTTATCTTTTTTATCTTCTATTACATTCAATACACCCATTGGTATAGAAAATAATACACCTATAAGACCTGGTCCTCCTATGGTACTAGGTATAGGGTTTTTAGTTATTATTTTTCTTAATATTTTAAATGCTACTACTATTGCGGTTAATACTTTTGCTATTTTAGTAACTCTACTTATTAGTTTTAATAGTTTATTTAACTGCCTTGTTAGTTTGTTTTTTCTAGCAATTAGACCTTGGAAATCTCTTAGTGGAGGGCATGTTTTTTGTTGTGCTTGTGATAACGAAGTTATACCAAACGCAACTAATAGTTTTAAGGCAAAAGGTATTAATCTTTCGTTTATTCTATTTACCTCTTTATTTATAGTTTCTGTTACTATTGCTTCAGGTGATTTTTCAGCAAACTTATTTAGTTCATTGATTGTTTTTTCTTCTAAAACTAATAGATTAGATGTTTCTTTTTCTAGTGATTTTTCAAGACTATCTAACTTAACAACGTTAATACGATTTTTAAGTTTACCATCTAACTTTAATGCTGGGGTATTTTTGGGTTCGTATTTTGATAGTTTAAATAGTATATTATCTTCAGGTACTGTTTCTGATACTATTCTTAAAGTATATCTACCTCCATTTTTAGTTGTAGCTCTAAACTTATCTAAACTAACAGAAACACCATCTAGTCCTTTACTAGTGGTTGAATCTATTACCCTACCTGTTATTTTATGATTAATAGCCATTATACAGTTCTACTAACTTTAGATATTAGTTTATCGTTTTTGACTAAGTTAATAATCGATTGAGTTACTGCTTTGGCGTTTGATGCTGCGGCGTTTGTAGGAATATTAGGTACTGCTGCTCCACCAGGCCAAGTTTGGTCTTTTTCTAAAGCAGAACAAATATTTTTTATTGCTTTTAATAGTGCTTCAAACTGTTGCATAAAATCATCTCCTAATATTAGTGATTGATCTGCATCTTTTGATCCTAAGTTTACCTCAGATGATACTAAGTTAATACTAGTGTCAGAAGATATACCTACGGTACCTATAGAGGTTATTGCTATTTGTTTATTAGCAGATATTAATACTGAGTCAGTTTTTGAGTTAAGTACTAATCTACCACTATTTAATATTATTTGATTTTCTAAATATTCTGGAGTAGATATAGGTGATTCATCAAACGCTTCATAGGTTTCGTTATCTAACTCTAAAGGTATTTTTTGATCTTTGGTTAGATAAATAGACGATAAATCTTTATTAATATTTTCAGTTATAGGTAACCATCCTTCTTCTGATGAGTCTTCTGGTTGTCCGTTTCTAATAATAGTAATAGGTGAACCAGCATCTCCGTTTTCAGACCAGTTGTTGGTATATTCTGAGTCTGTTTTTGATGTATTACCTAATCTTATACTGTTACCAAATCTACCTTCAACTATATTATCACCAGCAAAGGGTAAAATAGGATGTATGTTAGTTTCTTCTACAAAAGTACCACCTGATTCTCCGTTTAAATCTATTTCAGTTGAACCATCCTTAACTCGTCTAACGTTTCCACCTGATGTTTGAGTATAGTCTTGTGTTTGTTCGTCTGATTGTGGTTTTAGTGGGTTTGGGTATGCGTTGTGATGTGGGTGGTTCCAAAGTGAAAGTGTGTTTAAATAATAAAACTTTGTTGAACCCGTACGAGTACCTAAACCTGTATCTGGTGATCTAAATATCAATACTAACTCGTTTACTAAAGGGTATTTTTTATTATTAGATAATAGTGGTGATGCTGTAGTTTTACCTCCATCTCTTGGTGTTTGAAAGTTTACTAACTCAAACTCAATAGTTCCAATACTATTCCACTCACCATAACCTACAAACCCCTCAGAGTTTTCATCTAATATAACGTTTAATACCCTACCAGTTTGGAAGGTATTACTTAAATAACTTGATTTGACTGCTAAGCCAGATACATCAACTTGATTTAAGTTATCATTTAATGCTGCAAATCCTAGTTTACTCATTACTTGATGGTAATCTTTTAATTTCTCCTAAAAGTTGTGCTTTTTCCTCTTCAGTTAATAGTGTAGTTTCAACATCACTACCCTTATTTTGAGTTGCTCTTTGGACTATAGTAGCCATTTTAACTAATACTTCATCGTTTTTGATACCTAGTTCCATATATTCTTTAATTAATGGAACAATAAGAGTAGCATCACCAATATCTTCGATTAATGGTTTTAACTCTGAGATTAACCCTATTATTTGGGCACCCCTAGTATTTTGATTTTCGTGGATTTCCTGAAGTATATCGGAGAATTTTTTCTTTCCAAATATTTTGTCATCAAATTTACCCATAGTATTTTATTATAAATATTAAGGATATTAAAATCTAGCGTACCCATTATCTAGGTAAAATAAATATTCTGATTTAAATATAGTATATAGCTGATTAGCTATGCGAGTAATTTTAGGGGTTTTTACATCTACCATTTCACGAATGTAGATATATAATGCTTTTTTATTGAATATCTCTATATTTTCTCTCTTACGAAATAACTCTAAAACAGCATCTGCTATTTGGGCATCATTACCTTTAGGAAATAACTCAAAAATATTTTCTGATGTGTATCCTACAAATAAATCTATGTATTTATCTAAATCACTTTTGATATGTTCCTCACCTGGGTTATACCTAAAATCATCGTTTCTATCTAACTCAACTACATCAACTTTTTGTATACGTTTTTTATAGTTTTTAGTATTATATAGGATTAACCATCGTTTTACAATAGTACCAAAATAAGAATATGCCTTAGCACCTCTGGATGGATCAAATAAGTGTATTTTAGAAAGTAAATATGTTATAATCTCATGTTGGAGATGTTCTATTTGATCTACTTCAGTATAATAGAATTTAAATGTGTGAATGATATTCTGAGTTAATTTGAAGAATGCATAGTGTATCTCTTCTCCATAAATCTTAGAACGTTCATCGAAATCAGAAGACGCATTGTATCTTACTATAGCGTCTTCAGTTTCGTCTGTAAAGTAGTATCTAGAACTACCTGGTGCTGCTTTTCTTGGCATGTTGTAGGTTTATTCCTCGACTCTGAAGTTAGTTAGTGAGTCTTGGATTTTCTTTAATTCGTTGAAAAAATAACCTACTTCATCATCACTTTTGAATGTACCCTTAGAATCGATTTCTTTGATTCGTTTATCTGATTCCTTAACTTGTTGTTGGAATCTGAGGATGAACACTCTATACCCTTCTGTAAGGTCTTCATATTTCTCATTTTTACGTAATAGATTAAATGTTGTGTATAAAAATACAACTACTAATACTGATAGTGAGATTATGATATAGTGTTCTGTGATCATATTATAGGTTATCAAGCATATTTTTTAACCCTGCTGATTTAACAGATGATAATGCTTTTGATTTATTATTGTTGGTAGTGAAGTTACGTTTACTATTTGGCTTAGCCAAGTTACTTTCTCCTATAGTAGGTAGATATTGTTGTTCAAACTCAATTCTAGCTGCTCTCATGTCCGCCTCGTGTATGATTAATGCTAAAGGTGTTCTAAAACGATTCTCTGGAATAAACGATTTAAAATATGATTCGTTAGCTGAATCGTAGAGGCCATCATGTGTTCTTATTGCCACATATTCATCTTGAGAAATAGGTATTCCAGCCTCTTGTAGTAAAAATAATGAACGGTCGGGTACAGACATATATGATAGGTTAGTATTAAATTTATATAACTCACCCATATTCTTTTTACGCCACTCATCTTGTGATGGGTAAACACTATCTTCATCTTTAGTACCCATCTTACCTAAATCGTGGTTTAATGCGCAAAATACAACGCTATCCAAGGTGATATCAACTAGATTACTACCGGCTCGTCCCCATACATCAAACGATACAATAGCGTTTTTAATCACATTTAAAACGTGATATACATAACCACCTACAAATGCGGAATGGTATGCTTTTTTGTGTGAGGCGGGTAATAATATTAGACGTTCTTCGTACTGTTTGTAAAAATCTAGTACTTTTTCTTTACGTGGTGATTCAATATATTTTTCAATATACGAAATTAACTCATCATAGTTCGATTGTAATTGTTGTGCATTCATTTCCATAACTTTTATTTTAGGTTTATTTTACTTTATTTAATTCATGTCCATCCATTGGTTCCCGATCAACAGCATCTTCAATACGTTGTCTTAATTCTTCAATTTCATCCAATAAGATGACGAAATCTCGGACAGGATATTGTTGTTGTACGGCTCTTTTAGCCATTTGGATCTTAGCTCTCATAGCTTCCAAATTTCGATCATACAAATTTCTATTTTTCATAGTATTATAGTTTAGTGTATTTGTTTTATTTTTGTATTTTTATACCTTGATTTTTCTATATATTTGTCACTATTTATTTTTAATAGTTTATCATATATTGTTATCAATATTTCGATATGTTTTTATTTATGGGGATAAGGTAATAAACCTCTTCTGGGGATCCAACCTATTTGTACCAACTTTTAAGAAATTGTTGGATGTTATATAAGTGAGCGCATTTTTCATATTCCTCATCACCCTCAAAATACTTAATTGCTAGGTGTAATACGTAAGTTAAATCATAGGGATTGAATAAAGTTAAATCCAATACATCCTCTCTAACGTCTAAATTTAGATCTTTAATATAATGCCAAGCACGATTAAAAACAATAAATGCTGCAGATGCCTTACTTTCAACTGGATCCATTTTTTCATTTCCAACTTCTCTCATCCCACGTTTAAAGTGTTCAAAGAATAATTCATGGTTTTCGATTAACTTTTTAAATTTACCAATCTTAAAGTGAGTTGATGATTGAACTTCAATCTCAATCTCCTCATCAGTTATATTAACCCTACCTCTATCATTAGGTTCAGGAAATAAGTTAAATAAATCGTTTTTATTAATCATATATTATAAATATACAAAAGATATACCAATAATCCAAATAAAAAAGAGGGCATTTATATGCCCCCTTAAAATAAAATTGTTGATAAGACTATTTATCTTCAGCAACAGATGCTTTACGATATTCAGTCACTAGGTTTTTAATACTACCTATAGCTTTACGAGCGCGTTGGTGTGCAGCTTTTGATTTTGCTTCATGTTCTGTTGAAAACGTTTCATATAACGCATCTAATTGTTCTTTAATCTCTTGTGATGTCATTTTAATTTAAATTTTAGTTAATAACTGTTTTAACACACTATCGTGCTTATTCGTAGATAAATACGTACAAAACTCTTTAAAATCGATAGCACGTTTAATTTTGTTGGATTTGAATTTCTCTCCTTCTATAAGTTTATAACCAGTAGTAATATCATACCACTTTCCGTCTATAGTTTCAACATATTGTCTATTAAACATATTACCAGGATTTTCTTCGAAAAACAAACAAAACGTTTGTGTTGATTCAAATATAACGGTTGTTTCACTACCATGAGCTTCTATTTCTTCTTCAAGCATAAATACATGATTTTCACCAGCATTACGATTGCCGTAAGCATAATAGTTGTTTTTGGCAGGTACTAATACCTTACCGTTTTCATCAACTACTGGTTTAGTAAACCAAGCTGGGTTTTCAAAATAAGGTGTTCTTGTAAATCTTTGTGGATCTCTATTCATAATCTTTATTTTTATTTGTTTATGTTACCCATAATATACGAAATATACCTACGGTATCCAAATATTTTTTATAAGATAGGGTGGAATAGTTAAAACATTTATTTATATTATACTTACACACTAAAAAACAAACTATGGAATTAGCAATATTTTTTATAAGCGGAATTCAACTTACACTATTAGCGATACTTTTATACCAATATGGTTCAATCAATAAAAACTATAATGTTATAAAGAAAAATCAAACCACAACAGATGATAGTTATGAAAAGTGGATTCAAATGACTACTAAACAACTAGATGAAATAAGAGAACACATATCTACATCTGATTTCGCTGACGCTGCCACATTTAACCGCGAAATTACCGCATTTTCAGAGCGTTTAAACGCGGTTGAATCATCAATCACCATACTCGCTAACAAAGAAGATAACGACGTTAAAACGCTAAAAGACAGTATTAGAGGAATCAAAATTTACATCCAAGGAGTAATATCTGGTGAGGCAAGTAATAAAGGATATTAGATTATGAATAAAGAGAGGGATCAACTTTCTTATCTAAACGAAAATCATCACCAGCTTTGGCAGCATCCTCTTTTTCAATCCAATATATTACCTTACTAAAACCATCTTTATTAGGTTTAGTAATTGTAAAATAGTTTAGATTTTTTTCTCTTAATCTTTCATCACTATTAGGACCATCTATGGGTAGTAACCCAATCTCTTTAGCTTGTTTAAAAGTAACAGCGCCAGATGTATCGAATTCATCATTCTCTCCAACTAGCTTCATTACTTTAGCCATATTGATAAATTTCTTAAAATTACTTTCAAATAACTCCATAATAGTGTATTTTATTATAAATATGACTATTTCACAATAGACACAATCTCCCTTATTTTATCCCCTAACTCCATATTGTTAGGGGTGGTTTTTACTAAATCCAATATAGTTTTTAATAATATTCTATCTTCCATCATAACTGTTTTTTAATTATTTATTAATCCAATCAAACTTATTCTCAAGTTTACTAACTACTTCTTTAGTCTCCTCCCTAGCCCAATCTAAATAATCTAATGTTAATCTAGACTTATGAAACGATACGGAGTTATCACCTATACCATCATTAAAGAAGTTAATATCCATATATTGCCCTTCATCAAACATATCTGCTTGTGGGTATTCACTCTCAATAAACTTATAAAGTTCTGAGTGTAGTTGTCTTAGTTGTTCTCTTTTTGTCATAACCCTTATTTTTTAAACCATTCTTTCATCATCTCTTCCATACCTTGAATATTTTCATCTACAAGACTTTGTTCATACTCATCTAACTTAGAGTATTTTACACCTGTGGTGGATTCTGATAATTCGTTTTGGAGTTGTCTCTTTGTCATACCTTTATTTTTAATATTATACGTAAATATACGAATAATATCTACGGTAACCAAATAAATCGCATATTACTTTCTCTTACCTTCGTATAAGTAAGCACTTAACAAAGTTCCTATAGTAATAGATTTAGAACGAGCTTCATTAATTTGTTCTTCATTCAACTTTTTTACTCTAGAACAATATTCGATTCCTAAAGTACCTATAAACTCATCATTAATAGAGTTTAGAGAAAATAAATAGGAGGATTTGGCAGAAGTCCCATCAGCGAAAGTTTTTAAACCATATTTATCCTCTTTAGAATAGTTAGGTATTAATATCTCTCCATCACTATATAGATGTGATATGGATTTACTAAATAAAGAAACAGGAATATTTTTAAAGGTTTCACTTATATGACTAATACCTGGAGTGTATATTTCATGGAATATAGAAAACTTTTGGATTGACTTACCTGTAGGATAAAAGTTACCACCATTATGGAATTGGGATATCCAAACACGATCAGCATCTAACTCATCTTTAAGTTGTTCTAATTGATCATCAACCAAAGCATTACAATCAATAGCAGCCTTAATAGGATCTACTTTTTTATTATTAAGATAATGACGGTAACGGGTTACTAATAAGGGACCTACTACGGCACTTATTACTACTACTAAGATTGCTATTTCCAATTCAAACAATGTATGGTATTTATATTTTTACTTACAACCTTATGTATGATTATACATACTAGTTTCTCCTCCCAATAACGTTAGAACTATTACTTCCCCTTCTGGTAGTTGGTCTAACTCTACGTGGTGGGGGAGAAGGTGGATTAACTCTCCTAGGTGGATTATTAGAAGGTGTTATTCTAGGTCTGTTTGGTGTCCTTGGTCTTGGTTCATTTGGTCTAATTCTTGGCCTAGGTCTTGTTTTAGGTTTAACCTTTGGTCTAACACTCGGGCGATTAGGAACAATATACCTATTATTAGATACTCTATACTGATTCCAGTATCTATAGTTGTCCCAGTTATAGTATTGATTCCAGAAGTAAGGATCGTTGTATCTCCAGTTGTTCCAGTACCAGCTATTATTGTATCTGTATCTAACAAACTCAGTATCTCTATATTTGACAAACTGTCTATAGGGGACACTAATGGTATCTCCAACTTCTGTAATGGCGAGTATACTTTTAACTTCATATCCTTTGTTTGTTGTGAATGTATAAGACCCACATGATTGAATAACTAAATAAAATAAGATTAATAATTTTTTCATATTTTTTATTATATAGGACCACCATCTGTTATGGTCCACGGTGTATTTACTAAATTTGTATGTGCCACTCCAGATACACTGGAGTTATATTGTAAGTCATTACTAAACTCTACCCCTGCTAAACGTGTGCTATTTACCCACCCATTAAGTAAATTATCATAGTTAGTTGTAGTCATATCACTACTAACAAACATATTAATTGCTGTAGTTAAAGCCCCAACATCCCAAGCCCCAATATTTTGATTGAATGATGTTGATTCATAAAACATTTCATCCATATCTGTAATAGTACTTGTATCCCATGCTGATAGATCTCGGTTAAATAAGGTAGCATTTTTGAACATTTCGTTAGTTCTAGTAACACCATTCATATCCCAAGTAGATAAATCTTGATTGAATACCTCAGCCCCATTAAACACTGCTTTCATAGTAGTTACGTTAGGTATATTCCAATTCCCAATAGGTTGGTTAAATACTGTTGAATAAGCAAACATAAAGTCTATATCCTGAAGTTGTGGGGTTTGCCAATTACTTATGTCCTGATTGAAGGAAGTTCCATAAAACATAGAATCCATAGTAGTAGCTGATCTTACATCCCAATTAGAAATGTCTTTATCAAAAACTGTATTATCCTTAAACATATTTCTAAAAACTTGGACATTGCTAGTATCCCAATTACTTAATTCTTGATTAAATACAGCACCATTGAACATACCAAACATTGTAAGGACACTAGAAGTATCCCAATTATTAAGGGGTTGATCGAAAATAGACACCCGAAATACTTCTT